GGCATTGCTGAACTAACTGGGTTAGATGGCAATCAAGTTGCACGGCGACTGCCTGAGTTAGCCAAGATTGGCTTGGTGGAATTAACTGGGCAAGTTACTAAATCAAAGTCAGGCAGGGCAGAACGTGAATGGCGGTTTGTGCCTGTACAGCGGGAGTTGATATGACTGAAGAAGATGAAGCATTTGATGAACTCAGTCGCAGACAAGGCGATTGGGGTCTACAAGGTTCACGCAAACACCAGATCATGCGCTTTGCTGAAAACTCTGAACGCAATGCTGTTATTGAGGAGATTGCCCAAGAACTGGACAAGTTTTCTGGGCCGTTTGGCAGGGACACCGTTCAATCGTTTGCGGCTTTTGTCAGAGGAATGAAAAAATGAAAGCACGAAAAGTCTTTATTGCGCTGATGGCCTCCAAAGGCTACACAGATGCTGATTTGCACATGACTGGTGACAAGTACACCAACCCCGCTATGCAGGGCAGGTGGAATTATTTTTTAGCAGGTTGGGAAATGAGGGGGGTCATGTGATCGGATTGTTGCTAATCCTATGCCTGGGCGCTGCCGTTGTGGTGGCAGTCGCCTGGGTATTCGTTCAAATCCTGCTATGGATGGAGGAATAGCGCCCTTTCATCCTGGCGGCGTTTGACCAGCCCTGGCAAGACTTTGCCGCCGCCCTTGGTGTACTTTAGGAATTCATCCGCAGCACCCGCCTTGTCGCCTCTAAGCACCTTCTGGCGTAGCGTTGAACGCTGGGTTGTTCCCAAGCCGCAGTTAAAAGAAAAAGAAACAAGGCTATCAAACATCCCTTGGCTGAGATCGACAGGAAATAAAATGTGTACTCCACGTTCAAACCTTGTGAGATCGTTTCTGAGAATGGCATTTACTTCTTCTGCTGAAAACGTGCGGTTATCTTCTGGGCGTAGCTGATAACCATCTCTTTGATCAACAGGCATCTTGCCTTGATCTGGGTAAAGTACATGACCAACTCCAATCGTCCAAAGTTTTGCTGGGCAACGGTAAGGCTTAAACCTCACCCCTTCATGGTGCTTGACCATCTCAACAGCTTCAAGGCTGATGTTCATTTTTTGAACGCTTGACCGCCAAACCAAAAACTGACAATGCAAGCCCAAATAATCTGAGTCTCATCATCCCACAAATGGTTTAGCGCCACATCAAAAGCAACATCTGTGTGCCAAGCATAGTAAAAACCAAAGATTTCAACAAACATAAACATCACAAACATACCGTAAGTAATGACCGAACGGGTTGCCGCCCTCATGTTGATCACCCAGGTTGATGCACCTTGGCCTAGCGCCACATCATGGGCGTACAAGGCTTGGCGTTCTTGCATGGCGGTCTGGGCATTGGTGACTTCTGCGTTAATCTGTATCTGCTCAGTTTGGATGTGTTCAATGCGTTCCTGTGCTTCTAGGCCAGCTTTTTTAAGGGTGAGTTCCCTTTCAGTCTGCATTGCCGCCAATGCCAATTCATGTTTCTTGTCGGCACGGTCTTGGACAAATTCAAGGATTTTGGGCAGACCGCCCATCAGGAAACTAACTAGAGATGAAAACAAGGTTAGCATTTTTTAGCCTTTTAAATCAAAACTTAGATTGGCATGGCGGGGGTATTGAACAACACGTTCACCCTCGGGACATTTGTATTTGATCGTTGCCAGCAAAGTTGCCTTGCCTTCAGCAATCTTTTCTTTTCTCACCATCGTCAACTGGTAGGTAAACGTGTCAATCTCTGGCCCTGCTGGGCCGCTGAATCTGCTTGCCGTGGTGGTCGCCTCATGCACCATACCCGCCGCATCCCGAATGCTTGGCGTAAAACTTTCAACAGAACAATCGTCCCGTTTTTTTATTCGTGCAACAGTGACATTTATGGGTTGCCCAGCCTCTGCCACAATTTTAAAATGCTCTGGTGACCATTCAAGAATGGCCCGATCAAACCAGCCAAATTTATCGGCTAACGTGTAACTGCCACCCAGTGCGGCAACGCTTGCGGCAACAGCGCCAATGGCTTTAGTTAAGTCAATCATGCTTTTCCCAGATTAATTTGATTTGCCAATCCAATGGGACACATAGCCCATTGCACTAGAAATGGCAGACACCAGCGCCATACCAGCCCAGAACCCGCCTCGACCCTGGTTGGCAAGGGCCACCAATTGTTCTAGCTGGCCTTCCATCTTGGTCATCTTCTTGTCCATGTCATCAAATCGGCGCTCATAGTCCTCGACCTTTTGCCAAAGAACGCCATATTTAACTAGGTCAATGTCTGCCATCACTTGTTCAAATCTTCAAGTTTGTTTTTGCCTGTTTGTTTGCCAAGGGCAGATGCTTTTTCCATTTCTTTTTCCATTTTTTTTACGGCTTTAGCTTCTGCTTTAGCGGCTTTTGCTGTTTGAACTTTTGTGCCAATTTCACGACCGAAATATGCACCAGCACCTATTGCCAACGGGCTACCTTCACCTAACACGCCACCAATTGCAGCACCCGCAGAAGCCCCTGCACCAGGCAAGCCTTTTTCTAACAAACTAACACGCCTTGTTTGTTGTCCAGCGCCTTCATATTTCAACCCAGGCGTAAATTGACCAACCAAATTTAATTTGACATAGTTTTGCACTTCATTTGGTGGGAATGTTTCTAAAATCTTTTCACCAACAACTGAAGTCATTGTTTTGTTAACAGAATTAGAATTCCATTCGCCAACTTTGTCAGCGCCAGCTTTGTAAACTTCACGGGCTAATGCCCCATCCATTTCTGCAACAGCGCCAGCGGCAGCTTGACGCAACTCAGGGGGTACTGGCGGCAATCCCTCTGGCGCACCTCTGACCCGACCATTAGCCAATTCATTAAAAGTATCACGAATGTGTCGCCATTCATCTTTTCGCAAATTGTTTAATGATGACAACATTTTTTCGGGGGCAACTTTTGATGTGACATTACCATTTGCATCCACTTCGCCAAACAAACGCTTGAATCCAGTTGAACCCAAAATAGTTTTTTCAACTTGATGTATTTTGTCTCCAAGTTTATACATTGCAGGGTCAGCAACCGCCGCAATGTCTTTATCAATTGCTTGATTAATTGTTCTGATTGATTCTGCTTTTTCTGGTGTCCAAACTCTTGGGCTATTAAAAATTTTACGCACTCTGTCATAAGCGGCAACAGACCCAGGTGCTGCAATTTCGCCATTAGGTAATTTAAAACCTGCAGTTTTTGCTTCATTAATTAAATCTTTAGCCGCTTCTAAAAGTTGTGATGTTCCAGCAGCTTTAAATGTTGCAATTTCTTGAGGGTTTACAAATAACTCATCAACGTTACTTGTATTAATTTTGTTATTCCCTGCATTTTTAAAAGCAGAGTTATAGGTCTCTTGTTTAACTTGATTTAAATATCCCGTCAAACTTGATGATGCTAAATCATCAGGTGATTTTCCATATGCCACATCATTGACAAAATTGCCACGTTGTTCATCATTTGTAAAAGAACGGCTTGCGCCAGTAGCGTTTACACGTTCTTCAGCAAATTTAGAAAGACCCACTTGCTCGTTGGCAATTTGTTCTTTTAGCTTTAATCCCAATGGAGAAGGTTCAGCCATGTTTGCCAAACCATGCTCATTGCGTAATAGATTGTCGTTTCCCGTGACCACCCCAGGCCGTGGCTTGAGTCCAGGCAAAACATCTTGAAAAAGTTGTGACCGTAATTGTTGTTCAACAACAGGCACATCTTTAGGAATTTTTGTAAGTTTTATTTGTGGAAAGGTTGCGCCAACTCCAGCGCCACGGACAGTTTCCTCGCCTGTAATTTTTCCCAAATATGGGTTGTTTTGCACAGCGGCTGCGCCAGCACTACCTACTGGGGCTTGCTTGGCCTCAAACTGGGCTTGCGCTTGTTCTTTGGTTAGCTGTCCAGGCTTAACAATTTGCAACTCAGCGGCAGCTTGCTTGATTGGTGTGGTAACAGCTTGTACCGTTTCTTTCACAACAGGGGCAACTTCTTTAATTGCTTGCGGCACAGCAACAGACCCAATGACCATCATGTTTTTAATGTCTTGTTCGGGTATGCCTGTTTTTTCAGAAATCTGTTTGGGTGTCATGCCCAACTGTTCAGCCATTTTTTTGACTTGCTCAATAACAGGTTCAGTAATTCCGCCCAATGGCTTTTGATAAGTTTCTTTACCTGTAAGGCCCAACGCCTTGCCCAAAGGCTTGTCGATGCTTGCGGCGGCGGCTTGCCCCGTTTGCTCTGCTCGTTCGGGGCTTTGTGCCGTTCTTGCCAATGCTTGTACTGCCGCACCATATGTTGCAGGGACAATCCCATAAAGAGTGTCGATAGCGCCAGCCACACGTTCGGGAATTTCACGCTTGGTTTCTAACGCACCTTTTAGGAACTTGCCAACCAATTGGCGAACGCCCCCAGGCTCAGTAACTTGTGCCGCTGTTTGTGCAATGGCTTGCCGTGCGCCACTTGTGGGCGGTTGTTCAATCGTGGCAGCGGGGGCGGCAGGGGCGGCAGGGGCGGCTTTTGCCGCAACGGGTGCGGTGGCAGTCTTGCCAGACAAAAAGGCTTCTAGCGGGTCACCAAAGGCGGCAACGGGTGCGGATGGTGCAGATGGTGCGGCGGGTTGTGCCTTACTTGCTGGCGCACGGGATATTTCCCTAGTCAATCCAGCAATGTCGGCTTCTAACCGCAGTTTTTGTTTTGGGTCAGTTGTTTTTGTCAGCGCCGCCTGTGCTTTGTTTAATTCAGATTGCAAGATAAACAAAGAATCTTTATCCCGCTGGGCCTGTACATCAGACGCAACTCGGGTTGATTCGGCTGGCTTTTTTGGCGGTTCTGCCACCGCTTGCCCACCAAAGAATTTCTCTAGTACATCAGCCATTTACAAACTCCCAGTTTCTGTCAGCTTTTTAATGTTCTGATACTTTTTCAGAAAATCCTTGTACTGATTGGCATTGGGAAAAAGTTTAGTTAATTCTTCTTTTTGTTTAGCAGGGTCAGTTATATCCCGTGTTATGTTCATGGCTTCAAAAATCTTGCTGTCAGCATTGGCGTTCCATGCTTGCTGGTAAGCCTTCATGTTGTTGTCGCCAAATTTTTGGTAGAACTGTTGTGCGCCTGTGGCTTGCATATCCAGATTGGTTTGATCAGCTTGCACCCTACGGGCAATTTTTATCAACACTTCTGGCGGCACTTTGATTGTGCCGTTAGCCACCGCTTGCATATCCAATCCAGCAACAGTATTGCCAGCGCCACCCATAGCTGTGGCATTAGATAACGCAAGGTTTGCCAAGTCTTTGGCAAGCATATCGTATTCACTGCTTTTCATTGCAGACAAAACTTTTTGCTCTAATCGACCCATCACGCCACCGCCTGGAAAAAGTAAATTTTCCCCAATGCCAGATGCCGTCTGGATAACTTCTTCCACGTTCCTGCGCCCTTGCGTCAATTTGCCTTGGGCCTCCACTAATCTATTTCTGTATTCTTGACCAGCTAATTGATCTTTTTGCTCGGTTGGTTCGGCAATGTATGGCTGATCTGCCCTGCGGACAGGGAAGGGCAAACGCATACCTGGGGCAACTTCAGCACCAGCAGTAGGCAACCCGCCAGCACTAGGCCCACCTGTTGGGACGTTGGCTTGCAGACCGCCAGCCATGCCAATGGTTGATGTGGGCGGTGCAATACCAACTCCAGGCGTGGTGGTGACTGTCTTGCCTTCTGCCGTTGTCGTGATGGTTGGCGCAAATGTGGTTTGTTGCTGCGTAGGCGACATGATGGCTTGGCTTGCCTTGATCAACGCATCGGTAACCTGTGGCCCTTTTTGCATTTGGGAAAAAATAGGGACATAGGCTTTTTCAACCAAGTTTTTCATTTCTTGATCGTTAGGATTTGTGGCAAGAAAATTTTGCAATTCTCTGTTTACAACTGCGGGGTCATCTACACCAAAACGCCCAGCCGCGCCTAAAAAGGATGAAATCAACGCCTTTTTATCTTGCGTTAGATTCTGTTTGGCTTTTAAGCCCTCTGTTTGTGCCGTGCCCAAAGTTGTGATTTTTTGGACGTAATCAGGGCCAGTTAAAGGCGCAATCTTTGGAACAGCGGCGTTGATTTTGTCAATGTCAATGCGCCCATCAGTTTGAAAATTGTTGGGGTCTGCAAAAAATGTTTGTAGATTGCGGCGCTCAATGTCGCCTTGCTCAACAACGCCCAATTGAATCTGACCAGTTCTGGCGGCTTGTTGTTGTTGCTGTAAAGCCAGCGGGTTAATTTGTTCGGCTTGCTGATAGGCTTGCGCCCCCCTTGCAATGCCCAGCATATCGGAAAGGGACGTTTGCTGTGGCGGCTTAATGTTTAAGCCAATTGGTGGAACGTCAAAAGTTGCCATTTTTTATCCTACAAGATATTGGCTAAAACCCGCATCGTTATAGCCTGTGGGCAAGTTCATTGCGCCAGCCATTGCCCCTTGTGGGCGTAACAAAGATGCCAAGGTTGCGGCGTTTCCAATCCCTTGCATACCCCCTGCCATAGCGTTTGCAGCCCCGATCTGACCAGCGCCAAGGGCAGATGCACCCCCAATGCCCAGTTGCCCAATATTGGCAGCAGTGCCTGTGCCAAGGTTTGCTGTCTGCCCCGTGGCGGTTTGTCCAATGCCAGCAATCCCCGCTAATCGGTTGTAAACGTTTCCAAGGCCAGTTTGTTGTTGGTTAAACTTTTGGGCTTCTTGCGTCATGTAATTTTGCAAGGCGTTTTGGTAGGCATTGCTTGCGTAATCTTCCGCAAACTTAATCCCGCCTCGTTCAACATTAGACCCACCCCCGCCAACGTTTAGGGCTTGTCGGGTTGCCCCTAAACCTTGTCCCTTCATAAACTCATAGTTTGGCGCAAGGTTTGTTTGCAAATCAGCGGCGGTAAATGGCTTATACCCCGCTGGCAATTCTGTCAGTTGCGGCAACATTTGCCCTATTCTGGTAAGCGCACCAGTTCCAGCAACGCGATATGGTTCTTGTTGCTTGTTCAAAATGTCGAACATTTCCCGTTGTACACGGGCGGCATCCTGAGTGGCTGCATATTGTTGACCAGCGGCAGATGTTGCAGCACCCGCTTGCTGTTGAGAACCCATGTACCCTAATAACGCTGCACCGCCTATGGCCCATGCTACTGGCATGATGTTTCCTTTCGAATCAAAACTTCGTCAATCTTGGTTGCATCGGTTTCATCTGTTGCATGGATGCAAAACCATTCACAATCTTCTAGTGCCTCAATTGTGTGATGGACACCTGATTTTATTTCTAAACAGGCTGGCGCGGTGTATTCTTTTTGGCCTTCATCTGTACGCAGAATTACCCGCCCTTTGGCAAGAATGCTCAAATGACTGTAATTGTGGGCATGAGTCCCAGCAATAAACCCCGCTGGGATACGCATCCGCTTGGCATATAGGCCATCAGAAAAGTGATGTTCAACGCCTAAATCAGCTTCAAACTTGCCTTGGTGGGCAACAAACAAATCTGCGTTGTTCAAAACGTGCCCCCTTTGACCCCATTCAAGGCCGTGAAATCGGTGAATTTACCCGCCGCAGGGTTTGTGAGGCCAATGGTGGAACTGTTGATTATGCTGTTGGTGATGGTGACATTGGTGATTGTTCCACCCGTGATATTGGTGTTTTGTACATTCAGCGTGATGATGTTGGGATTCATCAACCATTGCAACCAGGGAATGCTGGGTCGCCCCGTGGTTTCATCAAGAAACGCCGAATAGGGGATATTAATGTTGCTGTTGGGAACTGCGGTTGCCATCAGTTATCCCCAGCAGACATTTTCAGTTCGGCAGAAACAATGACCGTTTTCACAGGGTCGCTAATCACTACCTCAAAAATCCTATCCCGTGACCAGCCCAAGCGCCGCCACAAAGCACGATTGACGTAGTTTCCAATCTTGCCGATGCTGACCCAATGCTCATTTGAAAAAGTAGACCCGCCATCGTTTGACCATCTCAGCATGGCCTGGGGGTCTTGGCCTTGACCCGTATTCAACCCAACCCCTGGCTGAAACTGAATCTGGAAAGAATCAAAGTATTGACGTTGTAAGTCTTGGGTCAGGTGAATGGCTCGGCGCAGTCTGCGGATTGTGTTGCCGTTGTCTGTATATACAGCGTTATCCAAGCTGTAAATCTTGCCGTTTTCAAAGTCACCAACGATGTTTTTATTGGCAAAGAATGCCGCACAGTTTGACCGATGGCGCTTGTAAACCGCTAGATTGGAGTCCCAAGACAACCATTTGTGCCAGCTTTTGGTTGACAGGTCATAAACCCAAGTAAGGCCGTATTCCCCAACGCTGGGAAAGGTGACCACATACATTTCATGGCCTTCAATCTGGTAGGTATAGGCAATGGCATCAGAAACCACAGAATTCAGCAAAGACTGTTCAACAGCGTGAGTGCTGATTCTGACCCAGGTGTAACCTTCCATCTTTTCAATGGTTGCTGCACCCCTGTTGTCTTTTGCCACACAAGCAAACGTTTCACCCAATCGGGCCAGCGAATACTTGGCAACAATACCTGATTGGCTTGAAGTCCCTGGCACTCGCTGAAATGGGAAACTGGTAATCCCTGCAATTACGTTGCCCACATCTGTCCAGACCTCGGTGGTCACTTCCCCAATTAAATACACCTGTCGCTGGTTCACAATCAGCGTCACCAACAGGTCAGATGACCCATCAGCCGTGCCGTACAGGGCTTGGGTGGATAGACTAGACCCCAGATCAGTACAAGCCCAGTTTTGCGTTCCTGGCTCGTTATAGATGTTGTAGTTGTCAACCACATCAACCACAGAAGCACCCTGCCAAGGGCCGTCAGTTGGCGGCAATTGGGTGAATGTGTTGGTCGCCACCACCCAGGTGTATCGATTTGGGCCATCCACAATGTAAGCGGTCAATCCATATCCCAAATCAATGTTGTCTGATATGGACACTTGCCCCGTGCTGGTGGTTAGCGTCCCGATCTGGGTGGCAACAAATGCCGTGCTGACCTGATAGACCAGATTTCCCGCCACCGCAATCAGGATGGTTCCACCTGACATAGTGTGCAAGCCCCGCACCTCTGCCGCCAGAAGTTGTGCTTCTTGTGTCAGTCCAGGCGTGGGGTATAGCGCCACAATGCCCCTGTCCCCAGGTTGCTTAGATGAATCAATCTCAGCAAAGAAATTAATGCATTCTTGGTCGCCCTGGTAGATAGATGGCGCAACGTAGGATGTGCCGACAAACCCAAAATCAGGCATTATCGGAATCCTCCATCCATGATAAAGCCAGCATCTCTAGCCCTGCCAACCATCAGACTGTCAGGGTATCGGGAAATCTGGGCTGGGCGCATATTCGTGCGCTTAACCGTGGCTTTGCCTTGCCCTGCATAGGCGTTGATCATGGCAATCTGTACCTGATTGACCTTGCCAAACATGGGCAGCAAACGTTCAGCCAAGCACCACCGCAAAGCCATGTTGTAGCCTTGGGGCAGTTGAATGGTGTCGTTCAACGTGGAAAACTCTCGAAAGATTGTCTGAGTGAAAAGGTGCAATTCACCCTGGGACGGGTTGGGGTACACATAGATTGTGCCCAGCAATTCGGAGGGCTGGTAATAGATAGCTTTTGCCCAAGGGCCGTTCAATTGCTTGATGCCGATGGATTCGTATTCTTCAAGGCTCAGAATTGACAGGGGATAGTCTAGATAACCCCCAGCAATGTTTGTCCCGCCCTGTTGAGTAGAAACCCGCACAAAGCCAGATTCAATTGACAATGGGCGCTCATAGTAGGCCGTGATTGGAAAAGGAATAATGGTTCCCGTCATGGCAACGCTGCCAACGGTTTGGGAAACCGAAACGGTATAAGTTCCAACCCCGCCAAGACCACTCACAAACGCTGTGATCGTAGTGCCAACGGTGACACCGCTTCCAGCAATCACAGAACCAACGCCCAAATAACCAGCAGAAATGGCGCTAACAGTTAAAGTTGTGCCGCTGATAGACCCCGTGAAAGCTGGCGTGGGCGTGGTATTACTGCTAGACAAGGTATATGTCCCGCCCTCGTTTACATTGCCGCCAGCGCCCGTTGTAAAGCCCACAATCCTTGTTCCCGCTGTGATGCTTGTGCCTGATAGCGTCTGACCGATGTTGATGCCACCAGCGGTCACCGCATTAGCTGGGACGGTCAAGGTTGTGCCAGAAATTGACCCTGTGAATGCCGCCCCCATCTGACCGCTTGGGCCAATGGTGTACTGGACTTGGTTTTGTGTGGTCTGGAAAATGATCTCTGACCGATAGAAAACCATCATGTTTTCATTTGACCATTGGGCGATCATGTCGTTAAGCATATCCAAACCATCTTGCGCCTCGTCTGCCGTTGGCACTTCACCAGCGGCGACAGCGCCAATGTCCTTCATGGCTCGGGTGATGATGTCAATCGGCTGGGTCATGGCTTGTCCTTATGCTAAAACAATTATTAAGCATCAATTTTTATCCTACCAATAAAGATGGCGCTCTAGCAACGTTACCAGCCCATATCATTTCAGCAGTTCCATTAAATTGGACAGGCTCATTGTTAGTGCCTGTTCTGGTTGGGGTCATTATTAAGCTAACCACGTTTGAAGTGACAGTTGTCGTAATTGCGCCAGCGGTGATGCTGTTTCCGCTTGCGTTTACGTTAGCAGTTGTTGCAGAAACCAACTGATCGGCTGTTCCTGTCGTGCTTCCCGCGCCAAAATAAACCACACCCGTGGAATACTCACTAGACATTGATATTTGTGCATCAATGTATTTCGTTGACATTGAATTTGTCCCCGAACCAACAATGGACAAAGTGCCTCTGACCCTTACTGATACCGCAGTTGCATTGTTACTGCCGTAAACAGTAGGCATCTTAACCCTACAAATTTGCGCTGAAGTTATTCCAGCATTTATCAAGCAAGTGATCGGGGGTATATCAATAATATCCCTCTGATAGTTTATTTGGTATCTATACGCCTTGCCGTTATAAAAACCAAATAAATCAACGTTACCCGTGTTTGGATTCCATTTAATGTTTTCTTGAATAGCCAAATAATCCGTGCTTGCAACATTGGCGTTGGTTTTAAACGTTGTGTTTGAAATATAACAAGTAACCACAGCGTCAGGCGTTGCTGGCTGACCCGCTGGCAATCCGACTAGCGGCCTACTAGGTGAAACATTGTCGTAAAATGAAATATTGCTGTTTATGAGAAAACCTTGGCTTGTGTTTCCGCTATATTGCAAAGTAATTCTGTTGCTAGATGTGTTGAACATAGCACCAAAAGTAAATCTTAATTCTGCTGCGCTTAGAACTCCAAAAATACTCAATGCAGTTCCATATTCTTCAATAGTTCCATTTCCATTTGTACCAGAGCAAGAACCATACACTTTCCAAGCCGCAATATTAGAACCGCCAGTTCCAGTGTTAGACATATAAACATTTTCTAGATTTAGACTGTTTACATCTTCTGTCACTAAACAAGCGTTTCTGCGGTTTACGCTTACAAGAAAGTTTTCACCGATTAAAGTGTTTACTCCACAGCTATGGCTTGCGGCTAATGTTTGAAAACTGTACGCGTATGAAAGGCCAAGATTAGGAGAAGGTGAATAAGCAGTAAAAACGTAAGGTAAATTGGCAAGCACATAACAAGTGTCGTATGTGTTTTCTTCTGCGCCAAAATTCCAAATACCAATTGTTCCTTGATTATTATTGGTTGCGGCATTGTCGCCCATAAATAAAGTTAAACTTTCAAACTTTTGATTTTGAGTTTGTGGCAAAGTTGAGGATACACCTTGGTAAATGCCAACAGTCGCAGGATTAGTTGCGCCAGCAGTCAACTGCATATCTCGCATGGTTAGCCATTGCGAACCTGTGGTTTCAATTATTGCGTATCCTGCCCCTGCGTTTCCTAAAATAACAGAACCTTCACCCGCCCCAAACAGCATAAGACCATCACGTTGTCTTGTTCCATTTACACGGCTATTCGTGGCATTTAAAGTTGTATTGCATAGGTAATTGCCAGTGGGGAAAAACACCGCACCAACCGACCCGCCAGACCCTACTAATGGGCAAGCAGCGTCAATGGCGGCCTGGATTGCTGCCGCGTCATTGGTTGTCCCATCACCTTTAGCGCCATAGTCAAGAACATTGAAAACAGCCCCGCTAATCATTGAATAAGAAACTTTGGTCAAAGCCATGATCAACCTTTATTTGAGTTCAAGTGCCGCAACTCGGGCACTTAAGGAATTAAGTTCTTGAGCAACAGCCGCCATCAAAAACGCCATTACTTCTGTGTATCGCAAACCTAATTTTGTTACTGTTTGTGTTGGCATTTTTGTATAAATTGCAGTGGAATTTTCGGGCGCTACATTGCCTTCATCTAAAGTAAAAGTTTGCCCATCAAGTTCATAGCCAGTTAATACGCTATACATATTTTCAGCATCAACTAAAACCGCTTGCCCGTTGTATTCTTGCCATGTGTCAGAACAAAACAAAGCATATCTATTAGGATTTAAACCCTCGTCAATAAATGCTTGTTGTACATCTTGCGCCATTAAACCAATGTGGATACGGGCGTTATCGCCTTTTTCGGCAACCGCCGAATTAAATTTGTAAGACTTAAACAAATCTTTAAGTTTTTTGGCAACCGCAATTTCTGCACTTGTTAAATTTTTAATTTGCTGTTTATCGTTTACATCGGATGTGTTAATTAAGGCAGTTGTAGCGTAAACAGTTGTCCATCTAAATGATGCACTGCCAAGGGTCATTGTGTTATCAACTCCAGGCTCAAATGTTCCTGAGTTAGTAAAAGCCAATCGGGTTTTAGCAGATGCGCCCGTCATTTGGTAAAAACCAAAACCATTACCAGCAATATTGCTGTTAATTATTGATAAATCTCTTTGACCGCTAAACCAATTAGATGCAAAGGAAATTTGGTTATCTCCCCCCGCTGTGTTTATGTAATTGGAAGGATAAGCACCATCTTGATTTGTGCAATAAAACGATGAATAAGCACCAGCACTAGATTGAATTGGGCCAGCGGCGTTAATAAAAGTTGTTCCATTCCAGGTCAAATTACTGCTCGTAGCCAATGCACTTGTACTTGACGCATACACCAAAGCATTTGCAGTGAATGAGGTTAAGTTTGTGCCGCCGTTTGCCGTTGGCAATGTGCCGCTAACGTGCGTGGTTAGACCAATCTTGCCCCAGCTTGGCGCAGTTGATACACCACCAGAGATAAGCGCATTACCTGTGGCTACATCCGCAAGTTTTGCAAGGGTTGTAGTGGTGTCCGCATAAAGCAAATCACCCACCGCATACGATGTTTGACCTGTGCCACCAGCTTTGGCTTTTAATGATGCAGACCATTGTGGGGCTGTGCCGCTGCTGGTCATCACATAATCAGTTGTACCAATAGCAAGTTTTGACAATGCCGTGCCGCTGGCGTAATACACCATATCCCCAGCGGTATATGAAGTTAGCCCCGTTCCCCCCGCTGACGTTGGCGTGGTTTTCCATCCAATAACTTGCACCGCCGCAGCATTGTCTTTGTAAAACAGCTTGCCATCGGTAATGTTGATTGCCAATTCACCAGTAGCAAGATTTGCCGCTAACGGCACATTTGTTGCTGTACTTGACGAATACAGTTGGATGGGGGTAAAGCCAGTTTGTGCCATGTTTAACCTTAATTGAACATGACTTCAATGGATGAAGTAAGAGGCGGTGCTTGTGAAAACGTCAATGTTGTACCAGAAACAGAATAAGTATTCTTCTGTTGATACACGCCATTGATATAAACAAATGTGAAGTTTTCGCCCAATGATGCCGAACTTAATGTAAATATTGTTTGCGACCCTGTGCCAGTAAAGTTTTGAACTTGATATTCTGCCGCACCAACGCCAGAAATATTATCGTAAGTTGCTATTAGTGTGTTTGCTGCCGTAAATAGTGAAAACTTGTATGGAGTGGCAATTAACCAAATTTCTCCAGTTGGTACACGCCCAGCAGAATTCAAAACAATTGGATTTGAATGGGCAATATTGCCAGTGCTTGTGGTGTAGCTGGCTTGTGGCGTTGTTGTTCCCGCTGTGTAGGTATACAACAATCCCCCCGACAATACCGTGCCATCGTTATTGAAAAACTGCCACCCTGCCCCGCCTATTGGTGATAAAAATACTGCCATGTTTTATCCTTAAATGCTTGGTGTAAAGACCTGGGGCAACCAGGGGGCGACAACGACCCGTTGGGTTGCCGCAGCTTGCGCGTCTAATCGGGCCTCAACTTGTGCGCCAATGTCAGCGGTCACCCAGCCGATCACAATATCCTCGGTCACATCAGCAAATGGCACGGTAAGCACAGGCTCGGCAAACTTCCACCAGCCCTCAGTTTCCACCCCGTTTTTGGCGCAGAAATACCGTGCGCCTGTGATCAGGTCGCCATCGGCTTGGATTTCCAAGATTTTCCACATCAGAATGTGCCCCCTGTGACCCCGCCCGTGGCAGTTAAAACGCCCGTGGATGGATTAAATTTGAGTTTAGTAGATGATACCTTGATTGGCAAATTTCCTGTGGTTGTGGTCACCCAGGATAGGTACATTTCTGCCGCTGTGGTGGTGTCATCAGTTATCGCCACATTAGTTGCGTTTGTTGCGGTTCCCGCTGTGGTTGCCGACCCTGCCGACCCATCAATGTTTACGCCTGTTAATGATTGGGCGCTACTAGCCCGATTCAAAGGAATTGAGGTTGTGCCAATGTAAAGGCTTGAATTACCCAATACACCGCTTGGAATCGTTCCTGATAGCTGACCCGCAGGCAGGCTCGTAAGGCTTGCCCCTGACCCGCTAAACGCTGTGGCGGTCAACAATCCCGTGCTGGGGTTAAAGTTGTACTTTGTGGAACTAACCAAAGTGGTGGCTAAATTACCCGTTGTCTGGTCAGCAAACAAGGGATAACGCACCGCATTGGTGGTGGTGTCATCTGTGACCGTGGCATAAGCGGTGGGGGTTGTCCATGTGGGGGCGCTTGCGCCATTAGAAGTCAGAACTTGCCCCGCTGAACCCGTTGCACCCGACACAGCCAAAGTGCTGCTGAAATCTATTGTTGTGAATTTTCCCGTTGATGCTGTGGTTGCACCAATCGACATATTGTTAATCGTGCCAAGGTTTGTCGGGGCAATCTCAATCGCACCTGTACCCGTTGGCTTCATGTGAACATGACCCGTACCCGTTGGGCTAATGTCAATCTGTGCATTTGCACCATTGATATTGGTAGAAACACTTAATGTTAGGTTGTCACCACCACCAGCGCCCCAAGACAATTGATTTGTACCGCCCGAATTACGCAAAGCACCACCCGCACTTGTTGCAGCCTCAAAAAATGGCCCAACAAACTTAGTCGTTGCCGTGATTGTTGTGCCTCTGACTGTGTTGGCAGTTGTCCCGCCAATTGCAGGGGGCGCAGACAAATCTAATGTGCCGCCCAACGTCAAATTGCCCGTGGTGGTCACAGTGCCCGACAAACTAATGCCTGAGACCGTGCCTGTCCCGCTAACTGATGAAACAGTCCCTGTTGCGGCATTTGTCCATGAAGGAATGCCGCTTGCCAATGTTAAAACCTGACCGTTAGAACCAGCCGCCAAAAATGCCGTTACATCTGCCGCTGTTTGGTATGGCAATGAACCAGCCGCACCACCCGCAATGTTTGTGGCCTTGGTTGCCGTTGTAGCCGTGCCAGCGTTGCCTGATACCGAACCCGTGATGGTGTTGGTAACCGTCAAGTCGCCCAGCGTTCCCAAACCAGTTATGCCCGAATAACTGCCCGACAATCTGGCGCTGTCAATCGTGCCGCTGGTTATCTGTGATGCCGCAATAGCAATACTGGCGTTTGCCGCCAAGGTAATTTGGCCTTGAGCATTGACCGTGAAAGTCGCCACCTGGGAGGCCGACCCGTATGCCGCCGCAGTCACCGCTGTGTTGGTGATGCTGAATGTGTTGCCTGTCAGGGTTAGTCCTGTACCCGCCAAGTAAGACCCAGCCCCAGAAAACTGTGACCAAGTGATTGCGGTCACATCAATTGTGCCGCCTTGGTTTGAAGTACACACCCACCCCGTATCAGCCAAAGTTGTGCCAGATTCAATAAAGGTGAACGCTGATGGCACTTCTGCCCATGTATTCATGTCAGCAGATCGCGCCCAAGCACCAGATGCCGCCACATAAATGCCGTTGAACTGGCTCAGAGTCTGATTCTTGACCAAAATCCTATCCCCAGCGGTCAGCGTTGCAACCCAATCGCCTCCTGCCTGTACCGCCAAGCCAGACAGCGTAATGTTGTTGGTGGTCGAATAAACACAGGATGCTTTTACATCCAAACCCTGCGCCACCGAATCCACATAGCCCTTGTTGGCAATGTCTGTGGCGCTAGTTGGGGTTGTGGTGATCGTGCCAGTTACCGTGCTGATGTTTGTGAATGAGGCGTTTTCTGGGCCATAAAAAGGCGTTCCAGCAGGGCCAACAAAGTACTGAAGGGCAAAGGTAGGCTCGGGCGCAAAAACGCCCTGCACAGGGACAAAATTAGTGGTCTGGGTGACCGCTGTGGTCATGGCTTACTCGAAATAAACCGTGATGCTTGCAGTCCCAGAAATCACGACATACAACCCGTTTTCACAGTTGATGCCATCATAAAAATTGATATTTGTTGCCGCTGTCATGGTGAATGTATCAATGATTTTCACATCTGTGCCAGGGGTCTGGGCATCGTACACAGTCACGGTGGGAGTGCTGGAAACGGTGCTAACAAAAATGCCTTTTAATTTTCCAGGTTGATTTTTCACCATTGCGGTGGCAGAAATCTGTGCGTAATTGGACATGGCTTGGCCTTTCAGTTCATCAAATTATATGCTTCAAAAGATAAAAAGCCACCCCTTTTGAGGGCGGCCCTTTCACTTAGTTCATGCCGTTTTAAGGCAGGAACGACAAGTCGTAACCGTAGATAAATACGTCTGCGGTTGCGGCAGCGCCTTGGGCGGTGGTCACACGAATGTACAGGGGGGTTCCCGTAATCGATGCCGTTGAGGTTGCGGCGGTCACAACAACTGCGGTGGTCGAGTTATTACCCGACAACGCATATGCTGATTTCACTGCTGTACCAGTAGCGCTTGGGCCTGTGTACACGGCAAGTTGTGCCGTGGTCAAGCTGGTGCTGGCGTTTGCAACAATGATGCTCTGAACGCTGACATTACCTGACCCCAGGATGGGGGCGATAGTGTCAGCAACAGCGTTCATGTTCACGCCTTGGGCAGAGGCAATCAAGCGCAATGCCTGATTGGTTGCCAAGTTACTGGGATGGTTGGTGGTGGTGCTTGCTGCGCCTGGATTAGACATGATTAAAGTCCTTTCAATGTTAATTAAGCTGCAACTCGGCAAGCGAGTTCGGGATACAGGGGCGCCCAACCATACAACACATCCACACGGGTGGGGATAGAGTCGTTATTGATGGTGTACTGACGAACCACACGCATTGACAAGCCCAATTCCTTGTCGCTTGCACGACCAGCGAACACAACGCCATCAGGCAGTTCCAGATCAGCCGTAGCCAAAGTGAATGCGTTTTTGTGCATCACGATGTTTTGGGGAGACACAGTACCTGTGTTGTTGAAGGGGGTCACAACTGCGGTTGCGCTGGTGGTGGTAATGGTGACGTTCTGAAACTGACCACCAGTGATGATGGCAGGAGAAACGGTCACGGCAGTACCGCCGCCAGTAGCCACAGCGGTGGTCGAGGTCACCACAAAGCTACGCAACTTGCCCGAACCATATGCGCTACGGTTTTGGGGGTTGACAGCGTACACGCCAGCGATTTGGATGGTGTCGCCCTGGTTTAAGGTCAAAGCAGAAGATGCCACCAAGGTGACGCTGCTGGTTTGTGCCCAACCCGTGCTGATGCCGATGCTGGTGGTGTTGGTGGAAAGAGTCAAACTAGCGTAAGAACCAAAGGTTTGGTTCACAACGTTTTGATCCATTTTCCATGACATTCCCGCGCTGTCGCGGCCCATCATGCCTTTTTGGTATTGCTTGGCAATCACATCGGATGGGACAAACAAACCCTTCAAGCTGTCAACAATGGTTGCGCCCGTGAAAGGCTCAACAATGCATGAACGGCGACCGTCACGGGGTGCGCCCTCGCTGTCCAAATACGCACCTGCGGTCAAGTAGGTGAGCAAGGAGGTTGGGGGAGTGCCAGCCGTACCAACGATGTTGGCGGTGTTGTTCTTTGCCATCGTCAGACCGTCAAAGTCGATCTTGTTGGCAACAGCAGCCACAGCGGGTTTCAGCACTCGGTCAGAGAACATATCCAAACTTAATGCCAAATCAGCACTCGTAAACTGGGTGTCAACGTGAAACTGAGTAGTAAGTGTTACAGGCACAGAAGTTTCGTTGAAATCCTCAACGTTCAATGCTGGGCCAGTAGTTCCGATGAAACGACCAGGGCGGCGAACGTTAAGAGTGTTACCGATCTTTGCGCCAGTAACGGCAAATTGATCGTCATAGTTGCGGTCAACCTCGCTGGAGAAGGTCAATTCGTTTTCCAAGACCATCAACGCTTCGTTGGTGATCATGGAGATGGTAAGCAGATTGTTGCTCATTTCATTTCCTTAAAAAAAGATTGATTTAGCGGATTCGCCCTGCCATTCGTGCGGCTTTGTAGGCTTGATATGACCCTTCAAATTTACCATCGCTGGTAAGGGGCACATCTCTGCCGTTTGCCGCCGATCTGATTGGGTTAATCGGCGCTGGCGCTTTGCTTTTCCCAACAACAGTCTTAGATGTTGGCTCAGTCTTTTCATACTGGGCCTCTAGCTTTCCAATGCTTCTCAAAGCCGATGCCACGGTCATGCCAGAAAGTTTCTCTGCAAACTCGGGATTCTCGGCAAGGTGATACAGAATTCGCGGCCCTACATCTGATTCAAAGATTGCGTCCCGCACTTCGTTGCTCACAACAACGTCAGCAGAACCAACCATATCGTCAAAATCAGGCATTTCAGACTTGGCAGCTTTGACCCGATCAGTCCAGGCGTTTATCACCTTTTCCCGTTCGGCTTGCTGTTTAGCCTGTGCTTCCTTCTGCTTTTCCTCGCCCATCCTCTGTTCAACTCGATAATCTGTCAACGCCTTGGCGTATTCATACATATCGGAGAAATTCTCTGGCTTGGGTTCACCAGTTGGCTGGGTTTCCGCTTGCGGCTTTGCCCGACCTTCTAATTCCCTAACTTTGGCCTCCAAAGATTCCCGCGCTTCCCGTTCCCGCTTGGCTTCTTGCCTTGCTTCTTCGCGTTGCTTGGTTATCTTTTCAAACCTCAATTCCAGCTTTGGATTGCGTTTTCTTTCCTCTGTCGCTGTCGCTTCATCTTCCCCAAGCGGCTCACTCTGGCTTTGCGTTTCTGTCGGCTCTGTGGGAGTTTTCTCAACCACAGCCTCGACAGGCGCTCTATCAGCTAAACCCATCTTCTTGGCGTTGAACTCAGCTAAATTTTCACTTGTCACCACGTTAGCGGCGACTTTTGGTGCTTCTTGCACTTCAGACATAGGTTTTATCCTAAGAATTTACCCAGTTGACCCAACTGGTAAGGTTTGGGCGATATTACCCGAAATCATGTCAATGTCAATTACTGCGGCATTCCTTGTATAAAGGGATTGGCCTGGTGACTAATATCCTGTGCGGCAAACATTGCAAGCTGTTGCTGTTCAGCGTTTAGGCGTTCAATCTCCATCATTAACTGATCAGGTGACATTCTTGCAATAAGCATTTTGACCAACGCATCAATTTCAGATTTGTTTTGGCTAGTGATTGCATTGACATTGGTTTGATTAACTTTTGCTTCGTTAATGGTTTCAGTGTTGTGCGCCCGTGCGGTCACATCCATCAGCTTGCGTCTGGTTGCGCCTTCTTCTCTGATCTGGGCCACTTGCGCCCTGTTATTGATCTCCAACCCTGCCGCTTGCAATTGCTGTTGCAACTGTTGAATCATTTGCTCAGACTGTGCCATGCGCATCTGGGCTTCTGGCGGTATGTCGGATTTCTCGTCAATGTTTGCCATTGGGTTCATGGCAGCAAGACGGTCAGCGATTACATCAGCACCTGGGAAATCCATGTTTCTGAATACCAAATCCCCAGCGATATTGAACAATTCTTGATTGCTGGTCAGCAAAGGCATCATGGATTCAACCGCTTGCTGGCGCTTGGTCTGGAATCCTGGGCCTGTGTCCATCACCACATCGTATTCGCCAACAGTCACATCGTTTAAAACTTCGCCAATCTCGTTGGCCTCGTTAATCGTGGTCATGTCGGGCTGACCATCCGAACCAATAATCCGCATCACCCGTTGGGTATCGTAAATCTTGGGAATCAGGTCAAGAATGATGCGCCCAGTTTGAGCAATCGAACGGGTCAAATTGTCGTAAAAGTGGAAGTTAGACAGATCAACCTGATTTTGCTGGCCCTGCAATGCCTTGCCTGAGATATTCCCAGACGGCAACTGATTCGGATCCATAATGCCCAGCACCATTTGCAAATCAGCAGAAATTGCCCCCGCCGCTTCCATAATTCCTGCGGGTGGTGGCTCGGGTTGCAATCTCTGGGGTGCTGGGGCTGGCACACCTTCAATGTCTTTTTGCTTGTATCTCAGCACAGGCATGGACTTGATGTTAGCCATTGCCCATTCGTTTTCATGACCCTCGTCTTGGCCCTCTGCCAGCAACCATTTGGCCTTGGGTGCAAGCGCCACCGATTCGGTCATGCTGGTGCGCCAGAAGTTGTACATACGCTGGGGGTCTTTGGCAAACCGCACCAGACCGTATTTTTTGCGTTTGTCATCCACAATGACTTGTGCGCCATAGCAAGGCACAACAGGGATATATTTACCCGCCCAGGTCTTTTCCTCTAGCACTTCCATTGCGGTCATCTTGACCCATTTAACGGCCTTGCGGAATGAGTCCCGTTCATCAACCACAGTCAACCCTGCGGCCTCAACCCGTGCAAAGAAGTTGGCGCTATCCCCAAAAGACGTTGTGCCATCACTCAGCAAATACAGCTTGGCACGTTCACGCTCAATGTAAAAATACTCAGCAATCCGAATATCCTCTTTGGTCACCCAGGCAGAGGTGTCATCCCCTGTGCTGCGTTGCTGGAAGTTAGCCCCATCGTTTGCACCTGGATACATTTCCCGAAAAATCTTCTTGTCCAGCACCGTGGTGATCAGGCATCGCTCGGCATCCGACCCATCTGGTCTGACGCTGTTGGGGTCAAAATAGACAGTGAAGGGGTTTTCAACTGCATCAATGTAGATTTCTTGATCGAATGAATCTTCCCGCACATACTTGTAATTGATGCGCCAATAGCCCCAGCCCATCCGCACGGCATAGTCAAATGCGGTGTCATAGGCAGTGTCGGCGCTGGAATTGACCTCAATGTGACGGGTGATGCCCTCAATAACCTGGGCAATCTTGTAATCGGCAAGGTTGTTGACGGGGTGAACCTTGATGCGTGGGCGCTGCATCCTTTGCTGGTTGGTTACCTGTCGAATGTAAGCATCAATCTTGTTGATGGTCAGACAAGGGCGGCTTTCCAGATTGCGTGAGTTTTGGATTTCCACGGGCCATTGGTCACCAGCGGCAAATTTAATGTCGTTTAGCGCCTCGGCTCGGTTTGTGGAGTCCGAATCATTGACCAAGCGCCAGAACTTGATCGCTTCGGTAATCTTGGCGTTTGCGCCATCTTCGTCTTGATAAGCCATATGAACCCCTTTGGGCGATTATCCCATCCATGAACCCGCTGTGGCAACCATTTGCTTCTTGCGTTTAGTGGGTTCTTTGATCATAAGCCCAATGTATCGAAACGCATCTGCCCCGTGGGAATAATGGTCGTGCAATGGGTTGCGGCTGAATTGCCCCGTGTCTGGGTCAACCTCATACCTGTAATGTCTCAGGCAAGCCAGCCCATCGGCGGTATGTTCGCGGTCAAAGTAACAGTTTGGGAATATCGTCCTGGCGGCGTTGATAGAGTCCAGAATCGGCACTCTAGGCAGGATGGTGGTCTTGTACCCTGCGGCCCTCACAATGTCATCAATTGACCGCCCCGCCGCCGCCAGCGTCTTATTCTCAGCGTCATGGGGTAGCCAAACGGTATCGTAGACATAACCATATGTCTGCATGGTTGCAAGGTAATAGCTGATGGTTTTCTGGGCATCCTCAATGTATCGGATTAGCCTTGTCTCCATCCCCACAAACTGCAAGAACCAGATGGCGGTGCTATCTGACCAGCCCAGGTCAAACACCGCATGAACGGGTTTGGTTGCGTCATAGGGCACTTTGGTGATGCGCCCATCCTTCTCGGCTTGTTGCATTTCTTTGGCAAAGATCGCCCCATCCACAGTTTGGCGGCACAACCCTTCCCAAACTTGGTTATAGGCTTCTTCATCCCTTTGCTTTAGCGAGTCTTTTTCTAGGCGCAGGGTTTCGGGAAACCAAGGGTTATCTGACCAATTCACCCGCATCGTGATGCAATCCTCTGGGGGGTTTGCCACAAAACGCTGGTAAGTTTCGTCTGTTTCCAACTCAGGATTGAATGAAATCCATATCTCTGACCCGCCCTTGCGAATGGTTGGAATCAGGATGTTCCACGATAAACGGCTGGTGGTCTGGGCTTCTTCAACCCAGCAAATGTCTACACCTTCATAGGATTTGATATTTGACACATTATTTTTAAGGCCCACAAAGCTGAATTCTGTGCCGTTGCGCCCCCTGATGCTGGCCTGGGTGATCTCATAGAACCCCAGCAATCCAAGGCTTTCAATCTGGTCACACAGCAGTTTGTGAACCGAATCCCTAATGCTGGTTTGAAACTCTCGGGCGCACAGGATGCGGATGGGGTTCTTTGCCCCCAGGATAAGCAATGCCCTGGCTATTCCCCAAGACTTTGCCCCGCCCCGTCCACCATAAAGAACTTTGTAGCGTGACTTCTGAAACAGCCCTTGCAGCTTTACAGGGAACTCTGCCCTTGCAATTGCGTCAGAAACATCACTCATTGGGCTTGATGAATGTGACTTGAATCCCACCCAACAAAGGCGACCCATCAGCGTTTTCAATGGTCGTTGCCTGTATTGCCTTGCCGTCCATCCTGTCGATGATCTCTTTGATCGCCCAAGGTTCGCCCTCCTCGGCTTGCCTTACCAGTTGCTCGGCAATCCCCCTAAGTCGGTGCGGCTCAGTGGTCAAAACAAGGCGCAACTTGTCGTAAAACAGTCTGCCCTTTGCAGCGTTCTGGTTTCCTTGTGGTGCAGCCATTGATTTAACCTGTAAGTCTTTGTGATTAAATCACTTTTTCTTTTTTGATGTGGGTTTCTTTCCCGCATCTTTCATGGCTTCCCGCTGTACTGAATAGCCAATAGCCACCGCTTGTTTGGGTGGCTTGCCAGCGGCGATCTCTGCCTTAATGTTGGCCTTCAGCGCCTTGGGGGTCATTGATGCTATCAGCGGCATTTGCCTTCTCCTTGGATTCTTGGGCCAGCTTTTCTTGTAAGGCTTGCTTCAACTCGGTGTTTTCTCTAAAAAAGGCAGCGGCTTGCGCCATAGCGGAATCCCGCTGCCCCTCTAGCATCTCAACCAAAAGCTGAATTTCTGGGTTTGGATGCTTCAACATTTACGCTGCGCTCGAACACATGATGTAGTAAGGCGTACCATCCGATGCCACAACTTTCAAAGTCTTGGCAATGGTGGCAGTGCTTGTTACAAACAAAGCTGCGGGAATGTTGAACAAGTTGGGAACCGTACCCGTGCCGCTGTTGGTGAAACGAATAAATGATGTATTCGTCCAAGTGCCACCAGATGCAAAGTTGGAATCCGCTTGAATAGCCGCCAACGTGCCGCCTGGGTTGGTGGATGTACCGCCTAACGTAGCCCGCAATGCATTGCCAGCGCCAGAAATAGTGCCAGCGCCATTAACGCTCAAACTCAAATGTGCGCCATTGATTGTTCCACCAGTAGCAGCACCAGCGCCCGTCACAACGCTGAACGCTCGGATGGTTTCACCGCTACCAGTGCTGCTAAACGTCAGACGCTGGTAAGTTAGTCGGGTGTCGCCACTTGCGGCGCTGGTCGTAGCATAAGCCCCGTTGATGATGCCGCTGGTCGTTACAGCTACTGGGACAGTTGCATTACCAACTTGAACTGAAACGAACTCTGGGTCTGCGTATGCAACGCCTGTTGCGATTGAATTTGCCATGATATTTCCTTTATTTCTTCCAAAAGGGTTAACAATTCCAGTTTTTTAGACTGGCCTTAGCCCGTTCTGCTGGGCCTTTAGAGTGTTTTACCACCCCCTCCATCCTAGCGCAAAAACTGGCTTTTCGTCCAGCATCTGCCTTAGTCTTGGGGTTTGGGGCTGGTGGCTTTAAGTTTGAATTGTTCTTAGCGTTGTACTCTGCACGGCCTTTAGCGGTCATTCCCGCACCTTTTTCAGTGGCATTGTAGTTTTTGCCCTTTCCCGTAGTGGTGTGGGCAATCGGCTTATCGTGTTTTTTAGTCGCCATAATTATTTCTTTTTGGCGGTTTTGGCTGATTCTTTGAACGCTTGGGCAGTCGGCGCACCCTTTGCCCCTGGCGACCTCATGCGCTCTGGGGTCTTACCCGCCGCCTTTTGGCGCTCTATGCGTTCTTGTTTAGCGTGAATGTTGGCGTAAAGCCCAGGTTTAGTTGCCATTTTTAAACCTCCACAACGGCGCAAATGTCCGCTTCTTGAATGATTTGATAATCCTGCCCATCGATTTTATGGGTGGGCCACTTTAAGTAATCCCCATTCCCATACTTGATGAAGTCGCCAACTTGAACGCCCTCCACATCTGGGCCAACCGCCACAACCGTTCCCTCGTTGAAGGGTTCTTTGTTGTCAATATAGATTATGTCGGAGATATGCCGCACCTGGGGGCGCACAACCACCCTGTCAAACAGAGGCTTTAGCATTTGCTTTCCTCTCGTATTTGCGCTTTGAGGGCGTGGTCTGATCGGTGGTTATGTCGTACACAGGCAAGGCGACTAAATCAACCTTTACGTCCTGAGTTTCAACAATCAGATGCTGACCACACCAATCTTTTTCGTGCTTGTTAATTTGTTGCGGATTAAACCGACAAATACCCATAATTTGCTGGGCGCGAAAATACTTGCAGTTCCCGCAATTAGAATCTATTTCAGCCATTCAAAACCTCCTTTTTTGTTTGGTCAGTAAGCCCTGCCGTCTTATTCACGGTGGGGCTTACGCTTTATTGGCAAGACTTGCGATTGTGAGTGTAGCAAACACCATTCGATTTGCCACCAGTGCATTCATTGCCGCCAGACATTTTGTTAGTCATGGCATTGGGAATGTTGTTTTTTACGCTGCCGTTTGACTTCATGTCAGGGGCAGGGTTGCCCTTCATGGAGACTTGTGCGCCGTAGCCTTTGGGTTCGTTTTTCATCATATTTGCCATGATTTCCTCATTTCAAAGTTAAAAGATACAGGGTTGAATTGATCAGATCAGCAATTTCATCAACGATGTTTTGCAATTCTGAGTCTTGGGGGATTTCTTCTCGCGCTTCTTGCACAAACCCTTTTAGCTGGGTCAGATACTCATGCGGCGTGTCTTTGGGGTCGTGCAATTCATCAGGAAACTTCTTCATCCTGGTGTCGTAGCGCCCTTGGTAACTCTCTGCCAGACTGTCGGCAAGGTCTACGATCTTGGGGTAAAACTTTCCCAATGCTTTATGGGTGCTGTACTCGGTCGTTTGCAAATGCTGGAAGTGCGTGATTGTTCCCGCATGAAACAGCGTGGCGACAAATTCGGCAACTTCTTCGTTTTTCATGCGCTCACTATATCAAAAAAAAGGGGGCGAACCCCCAAATATTGGCAACTGCTACCAACAAGGCTAGATTTTCGCATCAGGCAAAGGAATGTCAATAGGCCAGCAGTTCCGCAGGGCATCAATTGTCCTGTGATGGGCCTTTAGCCACATTTCCTGACGTTCCTGGCGGCTCAAATCCTTGCCTTGGTCGATCTCGTAGTGACACCCCAAGCACAGCGCAGCGACTAAATTGTCATCAGCTTTGACCCCTCGGCCCTTGCCGCCGCCCCAGTTTGTGTGCGCCGCTTGCACCATATTGCCAGAACCACAGGCTTGACAGTCAAGGCTTGCCACCAGTTTCAACAGCTTTTTTGACCTGACGTATGAATGTTTTTCGATCAACTATCGTCTCCAAGGTGGAAAACCTGTGGAAATTTGCACACTCTAACCGCCTTCTTCGCGTATTGCCTGTGGATATTCTGGATTCTTTAACGATTGTCCATGTTCCGCATTCTGGGCATTTCAAAACATCACCTCTTGAACCGCTTTGGGTTGTTCAACAAACATATCCACTTGTTTTGATGCTTGCTCTATGCGCTTGCAAGCAATGTCAAAGTATTTTGGCTCACGCTCTATGCCTATGAACTTTCGCCCCATTTGGATAGCCGCCACGCCTGTTGTTCCGCTTCCCATAAATGGGTCTAAGATTGTTGAGCCTTTGGTTTTGCTTACACACCAAGACATTAAAGACAAAGGTTTTTGCGTTGGGTGTTGGCGACCAGGATCGCTTCGTGGACCGTCAAACACTCTAACAACATTGTCCCTGTTAGTCCAAGCTAACTCTGCTTCAGCTAGTGTAAAACCACGCTCTGGCTTATTCCATACAAACCAACATCGAGAAGGAGGTAAATTAAAATAGTTGCCGCCCCAAATAATCTGTTGATCGCCCATTGATAAAATTAAATTTATTAAATCATCTGACGGTATTTCAGCATCCCAGTCATTTCTTAAATCAGCGTCAATTCCAGCTTTTCCCCATCCATGTTTTGCGCTAAATCCACCTTTCCAAGTTTTAGCAATGCCATAAGGCGGGTCAGTAATCACAGCATCAACCTTTGGCAATGTTGGCAGAATGTCCATGCAATCACCCAAATAAAGGGTTGCGTTTTCTAGTTCTACTTTCATTGGTGCGCCCTGTCTTGCAGTCGGTTGGTGGCCTCTTTTGTTCGCCAAATCTCAATGTCAAGCCTTGCCGCCTCAATTTCCCAGCGCAAGGTTTCTTCTTGTGCTATTGCCGCCGCCAGCCCTTTTAACAAGGTGTGATATTCGGGGTCAGCGTAAGCCTCGCGTTCTTGGGCGTTTGCCGCCTCGTAGCCCATTTGCAAGGCATCTTTCATCAAAAGGGCTTTTTTTGACTTGCGGAATTCTTCCAAATAAACCCGCTGGGCTTTGGCATCGCCATAAGCGGCGGCTTTGTTGCGTATGTCTTGCGCTGCTTCTTCTGGTTTCATTTCAAAACTCCAATCATGCGTAAAGCCCCGTCAGGGCCATCAATTCTTGCCAAGGTACTACCAGACCAATTCTCAAAAAAGTCCGCTTGTAGAGCCGTTAAACGCTTTCTAGGGCCATTCTTGACTTCGACCAGAAAGGTATGCCCCTTGTACCCCACCAAAAGGTCAACAGGTAGGCCAATCACCCAGACATAAGCGCCAGCGGCCTCCAATGCTGTGATGATTTGCTTTTGGTTGGCATCAACCCTAGCGGCATATCTCATTTTTTTATTCCGAACCACCGCCGACCAATCTGGATGCCAAGGCCGTATCTTGGGAAAAACAAGACACCAAAGCCAACGCTATGCATTTTTTGTACATCAATTTTCATTTTGATCTTTCTTGGTTCATTCGGTTTCTGAGGTCGTTGGCAGCGGCTTCACCCCTGCGCTTGGAAATGTCTGCAATCGTGGTCTGCCACCATGCTGATGCCTTGGCTTTGCCCAGTTCCTTGGTTTTCTGCTGGTATCTCAAAATCCATTCCCGCGCTTCCGCTTGGCGCATAGTCTCCAGTAAGTTCAAGCGCATGGTCGATAACGACACGGCTGAATGTTTGTCCATCTTTTACCCTATCCAAAAGTTTGTGCGCGTCAAAGTAATTCATCAAAATGCCTCGTCATCCATCCAATGTTTCACGGGTTTAGTGTTGGGCAACAGGGCGGCAATGTCGCGCCTTGTGGCTGGTTTTCTGTCAGACCATTGGTGTTCGCTGCACATTGGCTTACCCATGTCAACAGACCAGCGTTTGGGGCATCCTGGCACACTGCACATCAGGCGCTGAACATCGTCTAGCGGGTCTTTTTTGGTTTCTGGTTTTACAAAGTTCATTTTTGGTACTTTCCATCAATTATCTTGGCGAAATTGGTTGCATTCACTATCCACACCAGATCAGGTCGCCATGTCCTGTCCTTGGTTTCAAACCCCTGCGCCAGCTTGGTATCGTTGGCAATGTAGGCAAAAAACGAATCCCACCATGCCAGCCCATCGGCTTGGCTTGCATACCCCTGTGGGCTGAATACAGACGGTTTAGCGGCTTGCAACCACCTTTGCCGTAAGTTGGTCTGCCTAACCCCATCCCACACCCTTGGCTGGGCAAGCTGTGGCAAATGCTTTTTGTAAAGATTCAAAATGTCCTGATGGGGGCAAGTCGGCAACCCTGCCGACAAAGAATCTTTAGATTCTTTATATATATTGGT